CAGGTGTATGTATATTGAAAAAAATATTTAATAATATGGAGCAATTCATTATTTACAAAGACAAAAAATATCCAATTAAAGAACCAACAATTCTCAACTATGCAAATGTTATGAAGTTGAGAGACCTGTTATCAGAAGAAGAATTATATATTAAAATAATTTGTGAACTCACAGAACTGAGCCGTGAAGAGGTTTTAGAAGCACCGGCTGAGCAATTCAAAAAAGTCGGAGAAATTATCTCAGCATATTTTTCCTCAGCTAACAAAGAAGTTTTTTATAACATCAAACACAATGAAAAAGAATATTCTCTAATTGATATTTATAATATTTCATTCGGACAATTTGTTGATATAGATACATTTCTCAACAAAGAAGAATCTTATAAATTAAATAACTTGAATGAACTTGCTTCATATTTATATCTTGAAAAAGGTAAAACATATTCTGAAATTGATTTCAGAAAATCAAAAGATGAGTTCAAAGATTTACCAATGAAATACTTGGAAGGAGCAATTTTTTTTTTAGCAAATTCAGGTCTAATATTAGCACCACTTATGGAGACCTATTCAAGGAGCAAGTTCCAATGGCGGATTCTGAAACTGATTCTAATTTTTCAAGTCATTGGGGTTGGTATTCCGCAATATCCTATCTCTCCCAAGACAGGGTTTGGGAAATTTCTAAAGTTACTAACTTACCCCTTGTGGCTTGTCTCAATCATCTTGCGTACCTCATTGATGTGGATAGGGAAAAAAATAAAAAACAAAAATCGTAAATGATGTTTGTTCCAAATTATCAATATATAAATTTTAAGAATATAAGTGATGATTTGAAACTTGCTGTGTCTTTGCACAAACAAATCAATTCTTATGGTTTGGGAGACACGGACCAATTATCATATTGGACACAACTTAGAGATAGTCAACCTAATCCGACATTTGAATCACCAATATATCCGTTGTTATATGTTGTGCCAGGAAAGGTAACAAATGGTTTAAGATATAAAGAATGGTTTTTGAATCTTATTTGTATGGATTTAGTACAAGGAGATTTATTCAATCAAGTAGATGTATTATCGGATACATTACAGATGCTTCAAGATATTCTTTCTCAATATAGATTATCAGTAACATCTGAATTCGGTTGTTTCAATAATTTTTATTATTTGGATGAGACCACTCCTTGCATTCCATTTTTGGATAAGTATGATGACTCTGTCAATGGATGGAATGCAGAACTCAAGATTAAAACAATGACCCCACTCGATAGATGTGAGGCGGCCTTCGAAACATTTACAGGAACTCCAATAATCCACGAATCAATAAATTTCAAGACATTCCACGATGACTTTAGATTGTTAGCGGACCATCACAAACAAATAAATTCATTCGGTTTTGGGGCACTCGATGATTTATCTTATTGGACCGAGAGTAGATTGAAAATGGAAAACACGACATTCGAATCTCCATTCTTTCCGTTGTTATATGTTGTGCCAGGAAATGCAAACACAATTATCGAAGACAATGGAAGTTCTTTTACAGAATATGAATTTAATTGTATTGTAATGGATATATTGGATAGAGATTTGACAAATCAAATTGATGTCTTATCCGATACGAATCAAATTCTTGATGATATAATTTCTCAATTCAGATTATCCGTTACAGATAGTTTGGGTTGTTTCAATGCAAAATATTATTTGGACGAGTTCGTTGAATGTAATCCATTTTTGGAAGAATATTCTGATTTATGTGGGGGATGGAGTGGAAACCTGAGAATCAAAGTTATGATGCCTCTTGATAGATGTGCTGCAGCATTCCAACCATTTGTTGTTACACCATCTGTTACACCATCAGTTACTCCGACAAGTGGACTTACGCCAACGATAACTGCTTCACCAACAGCAACTCCAACGAGAACTCCTACAAGAACTCCTACGCCTACAAGAACTCCTACAAGAACTCCTACGCCTACTGTCACCCCAACCAAAACAGCAACTCCTACAATCACTCCAACAATTACAAGTACACCGACAGTTACTCCAAGTATTACACCTACTTCGACACCTCCACCATTCACAGGTCTCACATTCTTGGTATCATCAGGAACAACAAAAACTAATTCTTGTAACAATTATAGTTTGGGTCTAACATTTAATGTTTATGCTCAAGACATAGGACTCTGTGGTCCGTGTGTTCCACTTACTTGCTGGCCTTGTTTGAGCACGGGACAACAAGTTTATTTGGACCAAGCATTTACAATACCTGTACCTAACGGATGGTATACAAATGATATGTTGGCAGGTAATTTTGGAAACTGGAATATAATCGGTGGATTCCCTCAACCTGCAGGATTTATAGGCGGATGCCCATAATGTTATGAAATTAGCACTTACAGAACAAGCAGCAGATAAACTTGGTGATATATTCACTTCCTATATCAAAAAAAAGATAAAGGAAAGAATATATCCTTATGGTAATCCTGAAGTGAAAGGAACAGGTAACAAATTCGCATCTGGAAAATTATATAATTCAATATCGTATGAAGTAGTTCCTGAGGGTGAGGATAGTTTTGTAATAGAATTTACCTATCTAAATTATTTTGATTATGTAAATAGGGGTAGAAAAAAATCAGCAGGAAAGGTCCCATTACAAGCAATATTGGATTGGATATCTATAAGAAGAATTAAACCAAGTGGATATAAAGGTAGAGGTAGATATGCAATTAAAGACAAGAGGTCTTTAGCATTTGCCATACAACAAAATATATTTAAGTATGGTATTAGGCCAGCAAATATAATTGACAAAACTTATGATTCGCTTGAAACATTCTTTGCTCAACCACCCGCAGCTCTTGCTAGAGAACTCGAAGGTGTTTTTGAAAGCATTCAAGGGGACATAAATAATTTAATCGAAAACATTATAAATAACCCACAACCACAATGAGTTTAGATTTAACTTTAATTCAAAGTCCATTACCTGTTACAGAGTCACATTCTGACCATACTTGGAATATATCTTTGAATGATTATTCTGCCTACACAGATGTCAGGCTTATTGTGGACATTTATTCAAATCCATATTCCAATGATGTTGGACCTAATAATATTACAGGTGTAATTCAAGATAGTGGGAAGAAAGCTAGATTACTTGTTCCACCTAATCAATTAGGAAATTGCATATTCAATGTAGAAACAATTATCAGAAACTTTACGATGGCTAATCCTCGTAATATGACGATGATTGATAATCTCACAACGGGTGAAGCAGAGAATGACCCATACTTTGTTGAAGCGATGCAAAGTACATTGTTTCCAATCACTGCGAATACATCACAAGCCACCATTGTAAATAATAGATTATCCAATATAGGATTCTCCAATGGTTTTAATGGAGGATTTGATGGATTTGAAAACATATATCATATAAACGAATATCGTTTGATTTTCGGGGTTCAATATACTAGCAGTGGATATACTCAAGAAATTATAGATACGATAAATTGGGGGGTTTATTCGGGTTTTACGGGAACTACAATAGACCCATATAGCGCAGCAACACAACCTTATGGTGTTATGATTTGGCCTGGCGTTCAAGATAACAAGAGATACGCTGTCGCAAACAATTCAGCTTTCACATATTATTACTCCGCAACAAACTTGGATGGAAGATACAACTATCTGAATACAAAGGTTTACAACTATGCTATGAATACCAAAGTCGCTCCATTCAATGTGGACGGACAATTTATGGCAACATTCGGTGATGAAACATTACCAATGACAGCATTTGGTGGACCTGTACAACAAACAAGATGGAGAACCCATTATTATAATTGTCCCATAGTAGTTGGATTTATGTATGGAGAAAACCCTCTTTATAATAATAGCACAATTATTTCAGGGATAACTTATCTATTGAAATCTCAAGGTAATGGTCAAATAAATTATGACACATCATATTCTTTACCTGTTGTTGATACACCAAATCCCAATGGATATTATTCGTTCTTAGGTCAGAGAATTGCTTATGGAATAATTCCTGCTAATCCATTGGTAATGGAAATGAGTGATGTTGCAGTTTATCTCAGTAGTGGGACTTGTGACCCTTCAGGTGTTGATAGAATATCAGAATTGGTTCAATACAAAATGGTTGGCAAAGAATGTTTCAATGACCCATATTCATTCTTATTTCTCAATCGTCAAGGTGTTTGGGATACCTATACATTCACAAAGAAATCACAGAAGAGATATCGTGCAAAAAGGAGAACTTATTCATCTTGGAAATCTCTCAATACAAGATTATGGAATAGACAAGCATACGATAGTGCAGAAACAGTATTCTTCGGTGATTCAGATGAACTATTCACATTCGCTTCAGGATTTGTTTACCAAAATGACAGGGATATTATTGAACAATTATTATTATCACCTTATGTTTATATGATAATGGATAATTACATTCCTGAACCTAATCGACCTCTTACATATCCATATTTAATTCCTTGTGTTGTTCAGAACTCTGATGTTCAGGTATTCCAACAAAAGTATCAGAGAATATTCCAATATACACTTGATATAAAACAAACTCCTTATCGTTATTACGATATGCCATACTAATATATGTCTTTAAGAATAATTGTTATCATTGAGGGCAAACATAGATTTTTGGATTTGTATGAAAACGAACCAATAAATATGAATTTCTCCTTTGCCGAAATTCAAGATATTACAAAAAAGAATTCAGGATTTTCCCGTTCATTCAAATTACCAGGTTCAAAAAATAATAATGAGATTTTTAATTATTATTATAATGTTCCACAAATTCCAACAACATTTAATCCCAACAACAAATATGAAACAATCATAACTTGGGATGGTTATGAAATAATGCGTGGAAATATAAGATTGGATTCTGTATTAGTAGATGAAGAAGAAATATTTTATGAAGCAACATTTTATAATCAAGTAGGCGATTTAGCTGCAAATATTGGAGACAAATTCTTATATGAAACAGATTTGAGTGATTTATCTCATCCCTGGAATGATGAAGTGATAAATTATTCTTTATTAGACCCAAATCTATTTCCATTATCAGGTTCAACGAATTATTCTTATCAAAATGGTAAAACATTTTGGGGACTTTATAATATAGGTTATGAATATATTTCAGGTAATTCTGTAAACTTTCAGACATCACCTCTTGTCTATTTTACCCCATATAAAAATGGTATCTATACTCCTGCGGAAGGAAACTTTGATTTCACAGGAACTCCAGTACACGATTTTTATTTCAAACCAACAATACAAATTAAAACTTTATATGAATCGATTTGTAGAGATGCGGGATATGAAATTGAAAGTGAATTTTTTTCAACTTCATATTTCCAAAAGTTTTATATGCCTCTCAAATTTGGTGATGAAACAATATATTCCAAGAATTCTTTACCTGTATGTTTTGCTTATACGGGAGGACCAATTCCTCTTACAGCATCCACAGCAGTTACCGCATTTACAAATCCATCAGTAGGACAATTATGTAATTCATTAAACTTTAGTTCAACAACTCAGAGTTTCTTTATAGAAAATCAATACAAAGGTTTATATACATTCAGATTCCAATATGACATTATTCCAACAGGACAATGTCAGTTTACAGCCACAAACTTGTCTTGTTTTGCACCATTCGCATTTGATTATATTGACAATAATGGTGTAACAAGAACATTTACCATTCCTTATCCTCAATGCGGAATCCCTTATGTTATTCAAGGTTGTTGTCCAAGCAATTTCTTGGGTATTGGTACATTCACATTTCAAAGTCAAGGCGGAACAAAATTCTTCTTCAGTGGAACACCAAATCAAAATGAATTATTGAGAACCGACTTTGCTTGTAATGGAGTTACTGCATCAATAGATTTCCAACAAACATTCAATATTACAGGGGATTCTGAACTGAGTTTTTATTTCTTAGGAAGAGATTGTACGATAACGAATTTCAAAGCAGAAATAGTTAGTAGTCCAAGATTTTTATTATCAGGTCAAACCATAGATTATGCATTGGAATTTCCTGAAAACGATTATAAACAAATTGATTTTATAACCTCTGTCAACAGGTATTTCAATATGGTTGTTGTTCCATCACCAGAAAAACCGAAAACATTACTTATTGAACCTATCGTTGATTACATTGGTAAAGGACAACTGTTAGATTGGACAACCAAGATAGACCATTCTCAACCAATTAGAGTAACCCCAACCACTTCACTCATAAATGGTACTTTAAATTTCTTGTTTCAATTAGACCAAGATTACGCTAATCAGAATTTCAAAACAGCAACAAACAGAGTTTTTGGAACAGATAAAATAAATCTGAATCTGCCATTTAAGAATGAGACCACAAATTTTGAACATATATTTTCATCACCGATTGACATTACAATTTATTCTGCATTCGAATCGATGCTTACTTTGTCATCGTTTTCCAAAGTAAACACAACAGATAATGACGGACAATCAGTTCAAACATTCTTACCATTTAAGATATTACCGAGAATTGTATTCAGAGGACTTACCTTACCTGTTGACAATTATGGATATGTTTTGGGTTCAGGAACAACTCAATGGCAGTATTGGTATATGACAAGTTTGGGAACCGATTTTGAAGAAGATAGATTCTTGGAGATAAATAGATTTACAACTTATCCATTTAATTACAACAATTTTTCTCATTATTGTAATT